TTCCTGCAAGAACCTCCAAACTATCTGCATCAGTCCAGACAATACCCCCGGCAGATTCCGTGATATCTACAGCATCAGCCAAAGTCGCGGTAGCCGCTTTCAGATTGGCCACTTCTGTGGTCGAAGCCACTGTAAAAGGAGCCGTTCCTGTGGCCTGATCACTAACAAACGTAAGAGCCGTAATCGTGAAAGCTCCGACATCCCAGTTAGCGGTGAGAGGGACTGAACCGTCTGCTTTTAAATCTCCTGCGCCATCCATCCAATTAGCATCACCATAAGCCTTAACTGCCGCCCCGGTAGGCACTGATGTATCGTTATCCTGAAGTGTTGTCCCTGCCGTGGTGAATTGATTAATCCTGGCCTCTGCACCTGCTAACTGAACCCCTGCATCTGTAATGCTTAGCTCTTCATTCCCCGCTGCTGTAAAGATGATTTCATCTGTACCGTCTGACACCTGAGCTATGGTCAAGGCCCCGGCGTCGGCCTGAGTGAAAATAGTATGTGCATCCGCATCAAAGGCTAATTTGAGTTGACCTGTACCGTCTGCGATTGCGCCAAGGCCAAGCCTGGCAAGTTGTGGCGAAGCATCAGTAGAATAATCTTGGCTTACAATGGCATCATCTTCAACGGTAAGGGTTTTCCCCGCCGCCGAATAATACAGGCTTCCACTGTTACCATCTGCAACTGTAAAATCCTCTTCAAAGGTCAGGGTGGTATCTGCTGCTTTTGCTGAAGTAATTTTAACACTTCTCTTGCTTGCATTGGTATTCTCAACCTCAAAATTGACATTATCGAAAACCATATCCGCTGCGGCATCTTCAGATGTAAGAACCACTCCAAATCCCGTAACTTGAAGATCGCCATCCATATTAAGCAGCGTAGTTCCCCTGGTTATAGTGAAATCATCGGCACCCTCTCCAAATGTTGCCCCGGACCATGATGGAGTAACATTAGCCCCTGATAATAAGAACTGGGCCGCTGTAGCTGTTCCTGCAAGAACCTCCAAACTATCTGCATCAGTCCAGACAATACCCCCGGCAGATTCCGTGATATCTACAGCATCAGCCAAAGTCGCGGTAGCCGCTTTCAGATTGGCCACTTCTGTGGTCGAAGCTACCGTGAAAGGCGCTGTTCCTGTAGCCTGGGTGCTCTCAAGTGTTAGAGCCTTAAATGCACCTGTAACATCCAAAGCACCTGTTGACAAATTCCCGGTCAACACTCCACCGATATTGAGATAATTACTCGCTGAGGGAGAGGAAAGGTCTTGATCGTAACCTATAACGATGTTATCAGATCCGGTTGTTACACTATCGCCTGCTTGGTATCCGATGAAGACATTGTGTTCATTGCTATTGTTGTATACACCATAGCCTGCTTTATATCCAAGCCCCACATTGCCTGATCCTGTTTTATTTCTGAAGAAAGCACTTGCTCCGATAGCGGTATTCTTGTCAGCAGTGGTATTGCCCTGAGCAGCCTGCCATCCAAGAACTGCGTGCAAGTCTCCATCAATATTATATAAGAGAGCTGAAGCACCAAGTACAGAATTACCAAATCCGACCGTATTGCTCCCCATGACATTGTATCCAACCGCCACATTGCCAATTGCAGAGGTATTCGCATCAAGCGCATAATAACCCACTGCCACATTTTGTTCCCCGGTTGTTTTGGCTGCAAGAGCGTCAGTCCCCACGTAGGTATTGTATAGAGCATCAGAATGGGTATTCGCAGAGGATATAGCTGCATCCAAATCGTCTAACACATCCTGCACATTCTCTGCCGCCGAATAATCAAACTCATCAAAAACCCCAGTATAATACGCCCCCGAGGTTATATTTGAAGCATGACCATCAATCCCCAAAGAAGACCTTCCGGTTGCCGCTACTAAATCAGTAGCCCCTCCATCCCACTTCAAACGATCAGAATATGCAGTATCCCAATTAGCTGATCCTGCCGTAACCGTTGTGGCTGTGGAATCCCAAGTACTTGAGTTGTTTGTGGTGGTAGACCACGACCCCCCTGTAACCTTTACAAGACCCGTCGAACCTGAAGAATCGAAGTTGGTTCCACCGCCCTCAGTACTGTCTTTCTGTAAGATCCACCTCTTTGTTCCGGCATTGGTATCAGGCGCCACTATACCCGGGAGAGCTTCACTTAATCCGCTATCAGCATCCAGGATGTAGCTATATTTTTTGCCGCTCACGTGAACAAAAGCAAGCACTCCATCATTAAGGCCGCTTCCATCAATCTCATCTAAAGCGCCCGATCCTCCTCCAGAAATAGCAGTTCTTTGGTACGTTATTTTACCAAACGAGACAGGTGCATTAAATACCAACCCAAGCGAAACAATAATTATTAATAGTGATAAATATCTTTTCATGATTGAGTACTCCCCCACCACACCTCTTTGTCCATCAAGGCAGGCAAAAATCTGAATCCACCGAAATTAGCTGTATTGTTCAACGCCTGACACCTTGTATAGCTCCTGTCGCACCATTTATCATCTCCGGAATATCCGCACTCCGTTCCTGCGAATTCTTTCCATCTACAGGATGCACTGTGTCTCGATAACGTTTGCTGCGACCATTGGACAAACTGGCTGGCAATCGTCATATTAACATCAGTCTCATCTAAATCCCATGCGTCTATCTCTCCTTCAAACATAGTAAATTCACCACTCAACACATTCCGGTTGGAGTCTAACAGTGCCTGTTTTAATTCTACTGTTGTTCCTTGCACTACGGCATCTGCAAAAGGTTGTTTTAAAACCTCATCAATGTCATCAACCTTGAGCTTCAATTGATCAACAACGTTATTCATCGAATATCTAATGGCCTCAAAACTAAACTTTCTCGGGTAATAAAGTTCTCCAGATATTATAAGAGGGATGTCACAATCGGTATACCGTTGTTCGAGTCCTTCCAATTCAATCTTGAGACCATAAAAAGGAGTGAGCTCGGATGCTTCCAGCTCTGCAATAATATCAGGAGTTAATGTTCTCATGAATTCAATAAACCCTTTGTTTCAAGACCTGCATTAAATAATCGATCGTAAAATTGTTGATATGTCATTTCATCCTCTTTAAATCTCGATCGAATCTTTAGAGTTCCCGTGAAATCATACGTTACTATTGCTCCAGCTTCAGGAGCAGTTGTAAACGTAATCTCGTCCGCACCATCTGTACCGCCAAGAGCAGAAAACGTATAGTCAACTCCCCCGCCTGTCTTCTCGACCGCGCTGGATTCACCAGGGTTCTGCACATAGACTTTGTAATCGGAACTGGACTTAGCTGGCAGATTAAAAAGCACCGTTGAGTCATTCCCTACACCAACATACTCGTCAATGTATGAATCAGTTGAGATCCACGCCCCAAAATTGGTATCAAGGAAAATGTTGAAGGCTTCATAGCTCCCATGCCTGGCAACATGGAATCTCCACAATAATCGGATATCATCTTTCAATAAGTTCTCGAAAACCAAAGCAAGATCGCGTTTCACAAAGGTCTGTTTTTTCCGCCTCTTCTCTTCTCCGTATTCATCGAAACTCGATATCAAAGTTTTGCCGCTTACCAAATTCATTTCAAGCGGGATAATGTATGAGAATCGTGATAATGTGGGGAACGCCGCCATGATTATTACCTCATTAAATTGTGGAGCGGATTAAATCTCTTACGTCACTACCGGCCTTCCACGCATCCTTGAATGGCCCAATAATTGCCTGGGGGTTACGTCTTGCCAATTCCGTGAAAGACTTTGCATCAACGGCTTGAATATTAATATTGTATGTTTGTTGTGGTGCCTGGGACTGTTGGGCCGGCTGGGACTGTTGGGCTTGGCCTTTTGGAATAACCTGTTCACCTTTTTGAAGAATTGCCGGGATCTCGTCCGAAGCAAGACCGCTATGATATCGTTTAGCGTTTATAAAGGCCATGGGGTCTACGGCTCGTACAGGGGCAGGGCTCACGCCTACAATACCGCCTTTGTGCCATTGACCGTAATACCCTCCTGGGTCAAAGCCACCACTTTCTACACCTACACCTCCGCCACCACCGCCAAACATTCCCATTATCCCTTCAAATATGTCTCCGAACGAAATACCCTTATCCTTTTGTTTCCCAAACACACTATTTACAAGGGCCTCGGCAAGAATGTCTCCGAGAGAATTGGCCATTGCCTTCCAATAATCAAGCAGGAAGTCACCAAAGGATTTAACTTCGCCTTGAAGAATACTACCGAATAGATCACCGAATTCAGTCTGGATCAACCTGCGGGTTTTTTTGGTAATTTCTACCCATTTGGTAGCACCTTCCTGGATCTTCCGGACAGAGGCTGTACGATATTCATTAAGTAATTCTAACAATTCTTGAGTAATGGTGTAATTCTCTTTAATTTTATCGATTTCTTCGTCAAGAGCCCCTAATTTGTAATCCTTGGTTGAGAGGGTCATTTGCTTGATTTTGTCAGTTAAGTCTTCTTCCAAATCTTCACGTTCTTTAAATTCACGATCAAGATCTGCTAAATTTATTTCCGCAGCCCTTCCAGTTTCTTTTAGATATTTAGCATGGCGTTCCTCTGCCTTTTTTTCTTCTTTTGCATTTGCGGCATCCCTCTTGTTATTATAAAATTGGTTTATTTTGTCCTTTTGGGCTTCCGTCCAGGCATACACTTTCAACATCTTTTGGCGATCATGTTCAATTTTTACGTAAACGCTCTGTTGTTTCGCAAGACCGTTATCTATCATATCCATAAGTTTTTGTTCACTACTTTGGGATTTAGCATCCTTTTTGTCGAGCATGGCAATATACTCACGTAACTGCATATTCCACCATTTCGTCATTACAGTATTTATCTTTTTTTGAGCATCTTCTTCGTCTCCAAGTTTACCCTGTAAGAACTCCTTTAATTTTTTAGCCGAGCTTTCCAAGGAGGCTTTCTTCTTCTGGAGATCAAACTGACCCATGAGGTCCTGTTTTCTATAATACGTCAACCAAGTCTCTGTCATTGATTGCACAGCTTCCCCATGTGTTTTAACCCATGTACTTATCGCTTCCTGACCTTTTGTGATAGCTTCCAAAATTGCAAATACAAGTTCATGGCTTAACTTTTTACCTTCAACTGTCATAGCCTGTAATTCATGTAAAATTTCAAAATATGACAGCTTAGTTTTTTCTTTAAGAGTTAAGTAACCATTTGCAATGCTGTCTATAACCTCCTTTTGTTTTTTGCTAAACTTTTCAACTTCAGTAGTTCCTTCACCAAACGATTTAAAATATTTAGCCACAGCTTTTGAACTTTTTCTCCAGCCTTCCTCTAAAATTCGGAACATCTTACTTAACATCTTGCCCACTACCGGAATATGTGCTTCAGCAACATCTGCCAACCAACCGGCAAAAGAGGACTTAAGGTCCCCTACCTTGTCATTTAATCTGTCAATCTCATTACCTACCCATTTGATTCCATCCCATACAGCGGAAAGTTGGAGTTTAACTTCTTCCCACACCCCAGCCCAAAGTTTTGCATCTTCAGCAGCCTCACCATATTCTCTATGTAATTGAACTAACGCTTCCACCTTTGATAGATGAGCTTCACTGGCAAATTCTTTTAGTACTCTATTGTTTTCTTTGTAAGCATCAATAGTAAGCTGAATTTTATCTGCCAACTCAGGGTGTGCTTTAATCAATCTCTGCAACGTGGCTAAATATGCTTGGTTCGTAGCATTGCCTTGAAAGGTATCATCTTTAAATCTTATAGCCCTCTGGCCTGTTGTCTCTAACGCTCCGCCAAATGCTTTAAGTGAATTAACAAGTTGCATATACTTGACAGCATTCAGTTCAACTTCCTTCACGGATGCCTGCATAGCATTTCGATAAGCCAAAAATGCCCCTGTAATTGCTAATAATATAATTTTAAGTGGACCTAATGCAGCAAGGAAACCCTTTAGATAAAGCCCCGCAGTAGCCAAGCCCCCCACGAGACCGGTCTTTCCAGAAAGAGTCGTGGCCAATCCCCTGAAAGTCATAACAACAGCTTGGATTGCAGTAAACTTCATAAGTGTTGAATAAAGAAAAGCTGCCGCTATCTGTGCTACTTTCAATGCCCCAGTTAAAGCTGCCAACTGAATTATGGCCTGCCCTGCAATTGCCCCCGCAAAGGTTTCAATTCCAACCACAACCCCCCTTAAACCATCAATAAAGAGTTTTAATGCATTAGCGGCCCCAGCCTCACCAAAAGCAACAGCGACATTCTTAGCCCTATCAACCAAGTTCTTGATTTTAATACCAAGCCCTTCAGCTTGTTTTGCTGCCATTTCCTCAGCAGTTCCAAGTTCATAAACCTTATTCAACGCATCTTGATACTTCCCGGAAACAAAGGATGAGACAATGACTGCCGCTGCCTGAGCACCACGTAAACCAAATAGACTAAACGCCTTGGCCATATCCACTGTTTTGGTCTCTGAATCATAAAGGATATTTGTAAGAGCATTAAGCGACCCCTGCCACCCAACCATCTTAGGGTTCACATCATCCAGGTTTAACCCCACCGCTGCTAACGCATTACTCAATCTCTCACTTGGCTTTAAAAGTTTACTTAGGACTTGCCTGAACCCTGTTCCAATTGTGGAGGCTCTAAGACCACTATTAGCAAAATTCATGGCGGTTGCGGCAACCTGCTCAATACTTAGTCCAGCTTGCGCGGCAGTGGCACCAATATAATTAAATGCAATTCTTAGTTTATCAATGGTGAGTTTTGATTTATTGATAGCATTCGCCATAACATCTACAACGCGCCCAGAATCAGTGGCTTGCAATCCAAACGCCCTAACTGTAGTAGTTACAAGGTCGGTTGTGAGTTTCATGTCAGACAAGGTTCCGGTGGCCAACATTGCGGTATCGTGCATGGCGGCCATAGACTCACCAGCGTCAAAACCGGCCTGGCCCAATAACGTCATTCCTTCTGCTACTTCAGATGTTGAAAATTTAGTATCTCTCGCAACGGTCTTAATGGTCTCTCCCATGGCCATCACTTCAGCATCCGTTGCCCCAGTAATGGCTTGGAGATTCTTCAACCCCTGATCATAATCAATCATAGCTTGGACGCCCGTTTTAAAAGCGGTTACAACCGCATAAATCGCTGTGGCTGCAATACCGTAGGACGCTGTAACCTTGAACGCCGCTTTGACGCGCTCAAGGCCACCATGAACCCGAGATATTTGTTTAGTAAAGCCAGCGTATTGCTCTGTGGCTTTTTTAGTTGCGGTGGAGGCTTTTACTGTTTGTGTGCCAACCTGCTGAAATCCTGCAGAAGTTGCTTTGAGTTTTCCGGTAAGCGTTTGGTTAACCAATGCCATACGATTTGCAGTATTAACAAAACCTTGGCCATTTTTTCCTGCTGCTGTCATTCTTTGGCCAGTAGCATGAATGGCTTTTTCAACCTTCATTAATGTGGAGTGAGCCGCATCGAATCCAGTTTTTGTTTTAGCTGCCACTGAATTCAATTGACTAAGGGCTTGCTTAAACTTTGAGGATTCCCCAACAGCACCCTTTATGGATGCCACTGTAGACTTAGTTGCTAAAGCATAACCGGACATTCCTGATGCGCCAGTTTTGACCGCATTATTCATCGCACCCATAGAGGTTTGCAACTGTTTTGCCGCAGTCGCAATCATATTTATTTGGGTCTTGACCCTTTTCAAAACCGCCAACAAATCTTTAGCATCTGCCGAAAACAACGTTCCAAGTGTCAATGTTTTATCAGCCATTTATCTTACCCTCGTTTTCCCGCCCATGGGTTTACTCTCCTGAGCCCAAATCCTGTGCCGGTTCATCATTTGCTGCGTTATTCGCTCTTTTTCAGCCTTTGGCATATCCTTGTACGCTTCCGGATCTCCGAACATAAATCCACCCTTTGGCTTTTTAGCTTGTCCTGCCGGGGCAGTTTTCTCTTCAATATTAACTCCATGAATCTGTGCCTCAAACTTCAGCCTATCCCCGAACCTCTTTTCCGAATGCTCGAACAGCACAATCAACTGTCCAAAGGTAACTCCTCCGTCTCTGAAGGATTTTCTGTAGAAGTCGTCAATTCGGTATCCGTATCGCTCGCAAACTGCGGTAACGGCCTCTCCGATGGAAACAGCGTCATCACTTTCTCGAAGAGGCTCTTGAAGTTTTTTACTACAATGCCGTAATTCATCTCATAAACCACTTCGGATATTGCAGCCGCCTGAAGATTGGAAACCTCTTCCAATAATTTGTCATCCTCTCCCGTTACCATAGTTAGGATACGTCCAAGGTTTTCCTTCACTAATTCCACAATAAACGCCACTATAGCTATGTCCCCACCTTCTTCTTTGGCAACCTGCGCCGCAACTGCCGTGGATATTAAACCAGTCAGCTTTAACTGATCCGACATGGACAAGGGATAAATTTTAATCTTCCGCATTTCACGGATACCGATCTCGATCTCCGTGATTTGCGGATTAATCTTTTTCTGTTCATTCTCCGACATGATAATTCTCCTTATTTTGTGATGAGCACAACGCCCACCACAATTATTTTAAAGGTTTATGCCCAAAGGATATGACCAAGGGCTTTGTCATCCCAAATTGCATCGCCGTCCGTAACGTCACTTGACGCATTCTTGGACTCAAATGTAATCGGAACAGCAGCAGCAGTCTCAGACTGCAAATCCATCTCCACGTTCGCTGACACCTGCGCCCTCGGGAAGATAATGATCATAGTGCTTGACTGGTCAGGATAAGTGTATACCGCTTCCATCCGCACGTAATCGGGAGCAGATCGGCTACCTAACGTAACCTCACCAGAATGGACATCATATCCACCTCCACTGATGTCATCACCATGAGCCAGAGCCATGTGCTCCGGAGTGATCTCCTTAAACGCACACTCCAGCATAGCTCCTTCCCTGATAGGCGTGGTATAATCCTCAATTAGAGGAAAGCCTGATTCCAGTTTGTACCAATCGGTATTCCCGGTGAACTTAGTATTCGCCAAGGCTCCAATCGAATCACTGGAAGACAGTTCAGCTCCAGGTTTGGTAATATTGTCAGACGAACTACCAACTCGTATTTGCGCCAATCCAAGCGCAATAGTTGTCGTATCTGTCGCTACGGGACCTGATCTTGCCATAGTAAAACTCCTTTCTGTGAACCAATATTCACAACATTACATTTATAAGTCGGAGTTTTCGGATAGACCGATTGAGGTAAGATTCAGAGTAGAACTGATTGAAGGGCTTTAAGCAGCGTCTCTATTTTCCTTGAAAGGAAGATAGTTTAAAGTGTTGACATGCCCGCAAGTACGCCGCAGACATTTTATTTGAAGGTTCCCATGAATAAGAATGTCAACCGGAGGCTTCCCGGGATCTTCAGGATTGCGCCCAAAACAGAATCGCCATAATCCGTTCGGCAACCGCTCGATTAAACGCTTTCCACATTTCTCGCAAGTAACGAAAATCTTCTTATCCATATTAAACCTTTGATGAAAACCTGAGTCTCGCTGTTAAGATTTTGTATTTTGTGCCATCATCTGCCTCAAATTGCTGGCTTTCAATAACGTCCTGGACAATAAAATACCCTATCCCCGTCCAATTACCATCGGCTCGGCTACGGTAAAAAGTAATCCGGGCCATACCATCAGTCTGAGTATTGTCAGTTAAATATTTATAAACTTTGTCCCGAAGCTGGGCCAACTTAAACCCTTCACCGTCTGCCCGGGTACAGCAATAGATGTTGAGCATATGAGACGACAACTCACTGAGTTCCATCCCGCCGAAGTTAATGGACACCCATCGATCCACTGATTTTGAACGGACATCCGGAGTACTGAGATATCGGTCGAATGTGACTTGAACGCCTTCGGCAGTATAGAGTGAATCGATAAAGAACTTTTTTATCGAATCTCGTATGTTACTTTCCTTCGCAGTATTATCTAAAGCCATCTATCTTTAACCTCTGTTGATACGCTGGTGCAGGCTGTTTTGTCTACCCTGCTCACATTAACACCTAAAACCGAAACACCCGTCTCCGATTCAAAATGGATAATCGCCCGATAAATCACATCGTCCAAGGCTTCTTTACGCTGCATTACGCTTAGGTGGTCCAATCTCTTCCTCGACCTCAGATAGAAACTTAAAAAACAGTTTCAAAAACCCGGCGGCCTCTATCATGTCCGGCTCTTTCTTTCCGTCATAATCGATCTTAACTCTATCTAATGCTTTCAATAGCATTTTGATTTCCCTAATACTTAGATCAATAGTAACATGGATGTCTTTGGGTTCTATATTAAGAACTTGCATTATTTAACTCTTGGTGTTTCTTTTCAACTTCCCACCACTGATGTTTTCCACATCTACAAAACGAAAGAGGGTCTGGCCTTGTTGCTTTTGAAGCACCACTCCATAGCCAAGTGTGATTACCGTTTGCACACCGATATTTAGGAAGATGCTGGATCAACCAAGTTACCCATGAATGTATTCTAATTATAAATTTCATTTTATGCCCACGCCTTTCTTAGATTATTTAACGCTTCCTGCCCACGCTTCGACCAGCCTGCCCCAGCATACTCGCTTGCGGTCGGTCCAAACACCGGCCTTCTTTTCTCTTCAATAGATCCGTACATAGCTATTGATTTTGAACCACCGCTCGGCCCTTTTGAACCCTTTCCAAACCATGACTTACCTCCTGAGTCCATTGCCCCTATCGGGACCCCACCAATCCAGCTCTTTCCATCAGGCGCCCTAAACGCAGACAGACTGCCTACCAGGTCCCCCCTTAATCGCCACGGAGACGGATAGCCTTGCCAGCCATATTCATACTTCCAGCTTCTATATCGTATTGAGTATGCAGGTCGTGGAAAGTACCTTTTTTTAATATTATTCACAAGTAGCTGAAAATAATCCACCGCGCACCGCCGTTGCATTTCATCCTGGCCAAACAGCTTTACACTCTGCTGAAGTTTCGTAAGCGCCCTCATGTATCGCTGGAAATCCGCTTCTTTAAATTTGATTGTTATCATTTTCGATCCCAATAAAATCGTCCAAGGGGCATATCTTTCCATGTTTCGTGTTTCACGGGAATAGATGTAAAGACAAACATATCCTTCTTTCTTGTCATTCGGGCTTTTGGGAAGATTATCGCCATAAAATTGTGGCCATCTGGATACATAACAACAACTTCTACACGCCCGACACTCCCAAATATATTCGGCTCCTTTTTAAAGAAACACTCGGCTACTATTTCAGAAGACATAGAAACTTGAAAATCGTTAGCTGTTGGGAAACCATTCATTGGTTTATTGAAATCAGTAAAGGTCCGAATTTTTATCGTTGCCAATCCAGTTTTCTTTAAACAAATATCTTTTTCATGAAGATTTGCAATGGCACTGCCAATACAAACATTGCCTAAACCCAACGAAAATACATTTTCACCCTCTTTGATATCATCAGGAATAAACCCAGCGAATGCCTTAAAAGGATTAACAACTGCCAAGGCTGCTGTGCCGCCAGCTACTTTCAAGAAACCTCTTCGGCTTACCATCTTTCCCTCCTAATTATTGTTATCATAAACCCACCCGTTCAATACGGTTTCAAACATTAAATCGGCCCTGACAGGAATAAGCGAATCTTCCTCCAATTGAACAGCGCGTCGAAATAACCTGGGCGCTTTAAAGAATTTATCCTTTGACTGTTTTCCCAATACCAACACATCCACCTCACTTTGCTCAATAAATACCTTCAGCCCTTCTTTAAGCGGCTCATCAATATATTCATCATCGTAGATCACAGCATACCATTCGTTCTTCTTAGCTTTATCGTTAATGCTCTGAATGTTTGGCACGAAATGAATTTCATCAGCTAATCCCTCAAATGATTTTACCACCAATGCTGAATCCAATTTATCTGCCCTACTTTGAACAACAAATAGTGTCAACATATATGCCTCGGATCGGGCGGCATAAAGGTGGTTGGTTTAATTTCCCATTCAACTCTTGTTACCTTTTCCATTGTCCGCCCGCAATTCTCACACCAATAATCATCAAGTTTGTCATCTTCGATTTCATTTTTATAATGACATTTTGGACAAACCCAGATCATCATCTCAAAAGTTCTCTCGGTTTATATTCAAGTTCAAGCATGTCTCGCCACGCAACAATTTCCTCAGCATTAAGTTCCTCTGTCTCGATATTTGCTTCGTATTGACCTGGCGTACCCTTATACCAACCTGGCTGGCCATTATAGTTGAATTTAATTCCCCACTTGGCAGGATCAGCGAAGATCCTTGAACCAGGCATTGGTTGAAAAATCGAAATGTCGATATCATCCGGACGTACTTCTTCAATCCAATCGGCAGTTTCAACCACTGTTTCATTTGTTTCCCCGGGGAGCCCGACAATTAAAAACGCTTTCGCACGAATGCCATGATTGTGAAGTCTCTCAACGGCCCGGGTATTCATTTTGCGGGTAGTCCCCTTCATGTTTCTTTCAAGCACATCATTAGATCCACTTTCAATGCCTATACCAACTTCCACAACCCCGAGCTTACTGAGTAATTCACATACTTTATCGTCAAGCAGGTTGCTCCTGGCAAAACACCTGAAAAGATATTTCCCGCCAATTTGATCAACTATTCTACCAAGCCGCTTTTTGCTGGCAATAAACACATCGTCAAATATCATAAAGGCTTTGTATCCGTATTTGTCGTGAACGTGCTCAATCTCTGCAATGGTTCGCTCAGTAGACTGAATCTGAAAGTCATCATTTATCTTGGCACAGAAAGCACAATGGAATGGACATCCCCGGGTGGTCATAATAGGCGTAGCCGGAATACCCTCAATTTCATAATGATAATCGCGTATTGGTAATGCGTCCCGGTCAGGAAAAGGAATGTCGTCAATATCTATTTGTAGCGGTACGTTGAAATTCATTTTCAATATCTGAGACAAAAACAACATCAGCCCTGTCTCACCCTGCCCCCGAACCACATGGGTAAAGCCACGTCCAAGACACTCTTGAGGTTTATGTGTAGCGTGAGGACCCCCGGCAATGACCTGTTTACCCATGTGGTTGAACTTGTTTGCCAACCCAAACGCCTCTAACCGTTGAGGTGAGGTAAACGAAATCCCAACAACATCCGATTCCACCATGTCCGGTGTATGGCCAAGTCCCATATCAAGACACTGGGTTTTTAAGTCAAATTGTTTCAAAAACGCTGATAGATATAGAATTCCCAAGGGCGGAAATACCGACTGGTCAAGAAGAAATGGGCTGGATGAGAATATCAGTGTGATATCAGGCTTCATTTATGCACCATTAGACGCTGTACTTTTTCCATAACTCCAGATACTCCGGTTTAATATGGCCTTCAAGTTTCGTGAGAGGCTTGTAAATGTAATGTATCATTTCATTATCAAACATTTTAGCAACACTCAACTGCGGAACGATCCTGTTGTATTTCTGCGGGATCTCGTAAAGCTCCTTCCCGAACAGCTTCGTAAAAAGGTGCATGGGTTCCGCTGGCTTTGTCTGATCATGTTTCGCATCAAGCAACCATTTATAAGTCTTGGAATTCAGGTACTTCCTGCCAACAATGAATAATCCCCAATTCCAATCCTTCCAACCCTTGGTTTGCTCTGTGGTTCCAATATCACACTCGATGTTCAAAAGTCCGGAGATATCCTTTAAGCAGATCATGTCCGCATCGATGAATATCACCTTGTCGTATCCGCGCAGATTAAAGACTTCCATTCGCCAGAAAATAGGGGTTAACTTTGAAGTAGCTACATACTTGGACACGTCTACGGTCTTAAATTCAACCGAGGGATACAGCTCTTTAAGCTGTTGCTTTTCTTTCCAACTCAGGGCAGATTCCTTTTTTTTGATTTCTGCCGTATCGTTAGTTCCGGTAAAACAGATGAACGGGGTGCCTGCGACCGAAGGGCTATTAATTTTTATGCTGTTCAGCAATGCCCTCAAGTATGGTAAATAATTTCTTGTTACCGTTGTTGCAAATGCTATTTTCATGATCCGTCCTCCAATTCTTTTCGATAAAATTCAATGGCAATTTGTGGGTCAGGCCCATTGGCTGGGTTTCTATTTGAGCATCATAAATCAAAACGGCACCTCCACCGTCCCAAATCGTTCGCCCGAGGCCACTCTCTCAAATAACCATTCGTACCGCCTGGCCATTAAATCAGCGGTAAATCGCTTTTCAAACTGCTCCCGGCAGTCAATCGGATCGATCTCGTGAATTCGATTAATAAGCGGGACACCCACGCTGAGAATTTCAGACAAGTTATTCGAATCGTAATAATTCAGGATAAATCCGTGCTTGCCGTGCTCGATGATTTTGTCGGTTACAATAGCGCAATCTTGATTGATGCGGTTCATCCCCACTACAGGGGTTCCCATGGCAAGGCTTTCAAGTAAAACAATCCCTGCGTGTTCGCGCCATTCGTTTGAGTTCGTGTATAAAAAAACCTTTGCCTTGCTCATGATCTCATATTTCATTTGATCATCTACACCACGGACCCAAAAGATATTCTTGTTGTCCACATAGGGAAGCACCTGATCCCACATTACCCCAGTATTGTAAGGAGGACACATAAATACCAATTTCAGGCCTGCCGCTCTTGCCAATTCAGCCCCAAGCCTGGGAGCCTTACCACCTTCAGCCTTTGCAATCCAGACAGCGTAATCTTCCTTGTCAGGTTGGAATTTGTATAAATCCTTCGGGAGACCGTAATGAATCATGGTGGTGGGAACACCACTGTCAATCATATCCTGTTGTAATAAATTGGAATATGACACAACATTGAACGGCTTGACCTTCGGAAATTCAAATTTTGCGTGAGACCATCTGCACCAAATAAGTTCCACGTAGGGCCATCGCTCTAATGCTCCCTGGTCTCCCTTTCCGAAATATCCGCAGAAATAAATGTCAGGTTCTATGCCAGTCTTGGCAACGTATTCTTTTACCGCTTCGTAATGGACATCTCTATCATCACAAAGCGGACCTATTGGGATATAATCCGTGGCTTCAGAAACGTTTGTGCCTTCCCGGGCAAAAAGATAGACTTCGTGGCCGAGCTTAATCAACTCTTGAGTAAGATAGCCTAAAATACGTTCACCCCCGTATGCGTGACCCTCGCCAAATGGAAAAGAATTCCCTGTTAGGATAATTTTCATTTCAACTCCTTTGCCGCGCAATCACATGGGTAGCTGATATGATTGATATATTCGATGACCTTCTTATAAGGCCATTCGTTGAGTTGTTTCAATACCCCTGAGAGGTAACTGGACCATGCGAAGATTAAATATCGCTGAGATTGTATCGGTGGATAAAACACCCGGTTCTGCCCACTGGTCATAAGCCCTAAGATATGTTCAAGCCATGGGTTTTTTGGTTCGCCTTCGGTCCCGTATTTTCCGTAAAGATATTCTGAACTCCGCAGGCATTTGACAATTTCCGTATAGTCGATAATCTTTCGCTTGCAGAGAAAAAATCTTGTCGAGGCCCACCAATACGATTTATACCGTCCATCCGTTGCAGGCATCGGGGAATATTGACTTGGATAACTGATATAATCAAACCGCTCCTCATCAAGCCACTGAAGCCATTCCTTAATTACATTTTTGTCATTAATGAAGGCATTCATATCTCCATCAAAATGAACGAGGTAGTCACCCCTTGTCAATACTATGGCATTCAAAAAGTTAATATCATTCCATTTCGGTTCAAACGCTCCCAAATACTTCTCCGTATGCCGGTTGAACACCAGATTGTCTATAATCCCATTTGCCTGTTGGTTTAGTAGCCAATCCTGCGTTTCCTTTGGGAGCGGATCATGGACATCAATAAACACAGTCGTTTCGATCTCATGGCCTTCGAAGAATTTGACCTTGTTGATTATACCCTCGGTAAAGAAGTCAAGTGAACGGGTCCCGTTGAGCATGGTCCCCTGTTTTGTGGACTGCTCCATGAATCCGGGGCGCGTGTCGAGATTTATAGCGATGCTAATCACGCCCGCACCTCCACCATAATCGCGTCCTGGAACTGCCTAAGCGTTCGACCTTCCACTACAAGTTTCGGCCACCCTGATCCAGTTTCAATCTTCTTGAGCGTAACCATGGCAGGTTCTCCCGTCACCGGGTCCCACCTCACATCCCCAGGGAACTCAAAGATTTCGCCCTCTGGGATATTAAGCCCCATCTTGACCGCATCCTCGTCACTGATGTTTTCAATTGCGTCCATGTGATCAAAATAACAACACGCTGGTTTTTCTTCAGCCCGCATCGAACGGCCGCACATTTTACACACATAGACAACACTCATAACACCCTCCATTCATGGCCATAGTCCTTCCATTTGTGCCATTTCCAAACCTGATATTTCCGGTCTTGAAGGTGGTAAACATAGTTTCCAGGCATGTAATACGCCTTGTACCCAGCCTTGATGATTCTTTTGAAATAATCACCGTCACAGTGCATTCCCTTTGCTTGGTTAAACCCGCCTGCATCTTCCCATGCCCCCTTGTGTGTCAGGATCATATGACCATTGTCACAACCACCACCTTCTACGGTAGCTGTCCCATGCTCTTTCCAAACCTTCTCCGCCCATCTAATATGGTCGATTAAATCATCACTTCCTTCCGGACACCCGAGAGACTTTTGAGATCCGGACGCGCAGCGGTTAGTGACGGCAGTTATCCAACCTGCTTGGTGGCCAAGTCTTGTTGCTGCCGCCAAAAACGCCTCGTACCAGTTTGGGTTACATAAAAACAAATCATGATCCATTATCAGAACCCAATCATTTGCGTGTTCCATGGCCCGGTTATACGCAAAGCCTACTTTCTTGCATGGCTCGTATGGGATTACAGTTTCAATAAACAGTCTTTCTGTCATATCATTTCCCTTAATTGTTTTTCGTCACTCTCATAATTTGGTCGCCAGAATGCTTTCCGGATATCTTTAACAGACGGTATGCCAGACATGGATGCTAATTGAAAATCGATCAGGTAAACCCTGCCATTAAGAATCGTAATATTTCTAAGCTCCTCGTTAAACACCAGATCATTGTGAACGATATCGGCCTTAGTTAAAGTACTTACAATATGGTTAACCTGTTCGGCCGAAACACTTTTCGCTTCTTCCCCCACATAGGACATCACAATGAAATCCTTGCCGTATTTCTTGACAATAGGCGATATATCATATTTAGCCAATATCTCTAATGCCTTGACTTCATGTGCCACAATCGGCTCAATATCACCTGGGTAGTGTGGCCTCAAGAACGAGTTTATCAGCTTGGTTGTAGAGGAATTAAGGTCAATAGTTTTCAATATGTTCCCCTCTAATAGTTCAATCCTTGCGGTATTCCCTCTCATCTATAACACCTGAAAATATTTCGTGGATACCAGCCGTCCTTTACTGTCCCGAGATCATCAATTTGATAATCGGTATTGTCTTTTAGAATATTGAACACATCTTGACTTGACGATATATTGGCGCTCTTTGCCATAGCATCGCCCTGTGTGGTTGAGAAGAACAGGCAATTTGTCTTTTGTGACACAATCGAGATACATTCATACGCATCTTCTCCCGCCTGCTTTAACAACCACATCCACTGATCGAACCAAACAATGAAGCCATATTGTTCTAATCCGGATATCAACTCCTTATTGATAATCGAATGAACGAATTTGGCACTGGTTTTAAATTTGTTCCCTATTGCCGTCGCAAGGTTTATCATGGCCTTATCGTAATCAATCCCAGTCATACTTGCCCCGGCAGCTTGCAGGCGAAAGGTTATCCCACCGGCCGAACAACCCAAGTCGAGACCTTTCTTGCCCTTTACGTCAATCTCCATCAGGATTCTATCTACCCTCAACCTGGTATTCTTCCTGTGGCTCGGCAAGGACATAAAAGGGATATCGTGGTATAACTTACCCTGATCCAAAGAAGATCCCCCGATCTTTTCTACCCCTATTTTTGATGCAAGCTCTTTTAGATCACTCAAGATTACTTCTCCGGATAATATTTCTTTAAAAATTCTTCCCAATTAAGACTATACCGATATTCAAAAGATATCAACGAGGCATTCCCTTCCGCCTCCAATTTTCTTCTTCTGGCAAGTTCCGTCAACATGGTTCTTTCACTAAAAGTTTTATTGTAATACTCGATAAATTCAGGGTTTGTATACTCACAACGTCTCACTATAAACCCAGGTGTTGCCAGTGTCGCTCCCCTCAGTGAATCTTGTCCTTTAAAACCACGCTTCAGTCTTTGGTGAAATACTCCGGGTCTGCATACTTCGCCATTTCAGGACTCGGATCTCCCTCGAATATATCCGCTTCCAGCCCAAGCTCTTTACGCCGCGCCTGGTTCCTCAGCCATTGTCGTTCAATATTGTGCCGATCTCGGGCATCCTCTTTGCCATGGTAATGAATTAAATCCGCCTGAATGTTTTTGTTGGTAAATAAATTCTCCTGCATTCCATACATGATATGGTGCGGGGAATTAATCCAGTGCATTCCCAGCTTCCGCCGGATAATCCGCAACTGGTAATCCGGGTACTGGCCAATGGTATGAGACGTAATCCAAAACCCGGGGCGTGCCATATCCGGAATCGCAAACGGCGAATCATCAAATCGCATTAATTCGTATGACTTCCGGGATACGTGAACACAATCCATGTCATCAGGCATACCATTATCATCAATGTCTGCCAGAAGCATTTTCAGGTCGTCAGAACACCGTTCATCAAAGTCCAAGATAAAGAAGATTGAGCCCAGTGGAATATACTGAAGCAAAATGTTGGATTGTATGATTTCCTGAGCGTGAAACCATTTTTCCCACTTGTGAGAATAAACCTCGACCTTATCGAATTGACGAAGCTCATGAACCGTATCATCAGAACTGCGGCCATCGATCACGATAATCCGGTCAACCCATGGCTCGTCGTGGATGTCACCGATTACGGGTTTGACATAGCGGGATTCATTTAAGCCCTTCATTCCGATTATCATTCTTTTTCCTTTTGCACTATATAAATTCTCAAAACTTGTTCCCCTGTAAATGCCTTACCCGTTCTATTTTCGTTTTCATCCCAGGCATCAGCAATTATATTCTTCACGCCACACTCCGTAATATCACCAGACATAATCGCCTCAATCAATTGAACTTTAACCTGATTTTGGAGATCCTTGTCGTCAATAGGTAAAATCATTCGGTCTATATTCATAGAGTCCTCTTTTTTAGCCTTTAGTAGTTCAGTTTTTCGGCCATAAGCCGCTCTAGAGATAAAGTTAAAAGGTCACGGTTTCTCATACACATAATTTCCCCAATTAGCATCGCCCTGTTTTCTTCAATGGGGAAATTACGGGGGAACATAACTTCTCCGTTCACAGTAAAATTCGAATCTTCTCCATCACACTCAATATCAATTTGTGCTTTTTCCATCTAACACCTCTTTCTCCTTTGACCATCTCTTACATCTTTCATTTCAACAATTCCTTCAACACCTTCTTTACAATCATGGGCGATATTGTGTGGATACACGGCGAATTACACTGAGGATTCTCCCCCCAACAATGGGTCATCTTCGAGCAAACCTTCAACATATCCGGTTTCAGGTTAATGATTTTACAGCCTTGAGCTTTAGGTTGAACCACGCGCGGCGGGGCAGGTCCGTAAATGACAACGGCATCCGTACCTACCGCACCGGCCAGGTGAGACAAGAAACTATCAATCACAACCGCGACCTTCGCATGGGCCATTACCCACGCACTCTCCCGCCAGGTCAATTTCCCGCAAAGGTCAAGATCGGACTTACACCTGATATCGCTCAAGCCACCGATCTGAATCACCGGGAGGCCAATCCCTTTCAAGGCTACATCCATGTGAGGGTATGATCGATATTTCGCATTCCCACCGGTTGTGTGGACAATGATGTAGTCTTCCACTGTTTTTCCCATTGAAAGAGATAACAATTGGGCAGGATGCACTTTAGGTTTCACCTGCTCAATCGCCAAATCATCCGCATCCACCTTGCAGAAGTACGGGTACATGCTGTGAAGGGTCACATCCAGATTATTAAATCCACCCTCAAGAATGTGCTCGCCATGAGGATTGTAGACAACTTGATACTGCCCTAATGACTGCGTATCCCAATCAATGATTTCGTCAATGTACGGATTGCCTTCGATGATATCTTGATAAATCCTCTGCGTCATATACACCAAAGGCAGTTTCGGATGTCGCTCTTTAATCCCCTTGAAGCACTGGGTCGCCATCAGCACATCACCCGCAGACGAGTGTTGAGCGAATAACACCTTATTGATTTTAGCCGCTGGTTTGATTTTATCGACTGAATCAAATAGGTCGTTGACGTTTCCTACCCCTTCCAACCAATTCCTTGCTCTTTCAATCCCTTTCTCGCTCATCTGCTTACGTAAGTCCGGATCAGCAGCTACCCTTAAAATGGTGTCTTTAATGTCTCTCACTTTACACGCCCTTGATTCCACCTCGGATTTTCCGCCTTCGGTCATTAGCGGAACAAAAGCCAGATCATTGCACGGCACCATCTCCGCTGCACCTATAACTAACTCTGTCTGAGATGTGGTATCTGAGGCAATTACCGGGGTCCCACAGGCCATTGCTTCAAGAGGCGTCCATGACAACCCTTCCTGAATCGTGCAGTTTACGAGGCAATCCATAGCGTTGTAAACATGCACCATTTGTTCGACGGGATATTTGAATCCTTGGGTTTTCTGAATTAAATCGCCCGAAATCGCGCCATAATCTTTCGCAATCTGTTTTAGGTTGTAAACCCCACCTTCTAAATCCGTATGAAGATACAGTAAAATATTAGGATTCTCACGCTTGGCCTCAAAATATGCTTTCAGTAACCGTTCAGGAGACTTTCTAACTTGGTTTTGCCCGACAAACCCAAATATTATCTTGTCAGCGGCTACACCTGAGAAAACCTTTTTTCTCACTAAAGCCTTATCCTGCGGTTTGAATAAATGTTTGTTGAAAAGTGGTGGCTTGAAGTAGGCAAGGTGTGGCACTCTTTCTTTAAGCATCTTAATGCCATATTGTGAGTATACGCATGGCAAATCACAGGTCGCCGCCAACTTCGCCCAATCGAGTCTTAAATGTTGAACATCGTAAGGGAAAATAAATATGATCTTAAATTTCTTGTGATCCCTGAGTTGTATTATACGATTCCAAATCAGTTGATATCGCCAAATATCAATTCCAACAAAACAGAGAATATCAAGATCAACTCTTTGGACAATGCTAACTAATCGTTCATTACCCCAAAAATCCTTCGGAGTTGTGGCGTTAATGACCGTGAACGGCATTGGGTCAAATACTGTTTTTATCGGATCCACATCATGAGAACAGAAACAGGCTACCTGATATTTTTCTTTATTCACTTGAGAAAGAACGGCGGCAAGCATATTGCCATTGCCGACTTTACTCAGCATGTGTTCACCCACAAAAAGAACTTTTTTCATCCTTCACCCTCCGGTGATTATCGATGATCCTCTTCTAAAATTGCGACATCCACTCCCGGGAACCTACGAGTCTCTACTGTAGACACTTGATAATATTCCCCGCTTACAGGTTGGAACCTATCCATTGACTGAACGCCTATCGAATGAGCTATATACAATTCATCCTTGCGGAGTTGAAGCAATGCAAGCTCCTCATCGTCCTCCAATGAATTCCCATAGAGCGCCGCCACCTGCATGGCATCGCAATTATCTTTTATTCCTTCCCACTGAGTTTCCTTGTGATAATCAGACCCCCACACTTCACCGCTGGGTCTGAGTAATTCTCCGCTGGATATGTTGCATTTGTAAAAGATACCACCGTAAACAATCGTATCGTTCTTGAACAAATCAGGGAGCATATTCATGATAAGAAATCGCTCGCTGGTTTCCTCAAAATCGATTACATCCCCAACTACAACATCAGTATCGTAAGACAGGTCCGCCTTCCTGAAATGCTCCAAACTTATTGGTTTCGTAGCTTGCTGGACATAATCATAAATAGCATACTCACCGGATATGTTTCCGGCATCTCGTATGATAGTGTACGCACTGCCGACTTTGGCCAGTGCCTTTTTTATACTTTCGCCAATCGCCATGTTTGCATTATGGTGTTATGATAACTTCATTATCTTCATCATATGTGTAATCTCGGCTTGTTTGCCCCTGATATCCAAATCCAGAATCAATCTTTGTCCCAGCAATTTCTGTCGCTGCAACACCGGCAAATTCCAGGGCGTTGTCCTCTATCGCCACATTAAAATCTTTATCCATCCGGTCAACTAATTTCGAGTAATGGTCAAACTGATGATTAAGGAATATATTCTTAAACCTGAAATCTTCCGCTGACTGCGAGAGCAGGTAAAAGAATAAATGCCTTTTGCTTCGTGAGATTAACCAAGTGAGCTTAAAATCAGCAGTTTGTGGCAATGACCATCCGGTATCACGCTCGGCGGCTAATATCGCATTGGTATAGTCATCATCTTCAATGCTACTCGAAAGCCCCTTCAATTCCTGTTGAAGCAACGCTGCCATTTCTGTGCTGGTCATGTTTCGGCCTCAGTTTCTCGTATTCTTTCTTAATTTTCGTAAGTATTTCAGGTTTTGGTGTGGCACCCTTTCGCCATCTCGTTATTGTCTGGTAACTTACGTTAAGTAAATTTGAGACAGCGGCTATTGTGCCCTTTGCATGGATTAGACCCTCCAGCTCTGGAAGGTGCTTGGTAGGTTTCTCTTTGGTTAAAAAGCTCGCGTTATCGGGTTCTGCCTCAACGGTTTTCTCGGTTGCGGCCTCCGGGGTTTCTTCTTCCTCGGGTACATTGATAGTTGTTTCGTGAATCGTTTCCGTCACTTCAGGCTTGGGCTCAGGGAGTACCCTTACTGTCCTGGCTCCCTGGGCCACTTCAGCCATTACATCCCTTGGAATCGGGGATATGGTGTCATCAAACACCATTCCCTTCTTCCAAAGTTCTTCACCTTTAATATGTTTCAAGACTTCGACTTTCATGTCGATTGCCCTCCGTTAAGTAGGTTCAAATGCTACAACCACGGCCAAATTCCGCATCTCGGTTGTGGGACTGGTTGTTCTGGTTAAGGTCATGTCATAGGTTATCATATCTCCAGGAGACACATCATTAGCAGACGCGCTCATTACAGCCTGCGTAATACCAGTGTCACCACTCACCTTAGTTGTTTTGTTGCTTGACGCCTCCCCACTCACGTGAGCAATAATGGGAGCAGTGGTCAGGCAAGTTGTCCCGTTGATTTTCACATCAACAGTTAAGGACAAGGTATTGCTATCATCCTTGCCACTTTCCTCGCAAGACAGCCAAACATCCTGGAGCTTACCACCAACATTTGCCGCCCCCAAAGGAGCATCAGTAATATTGCCAGTAATTTCACCAGAATGTAAGGCCATCATGGGTGACACTTCATTTGCTGCCCACTGTCTTTGAGCACCCGGGGAAGAGTATGGTCCCATTTTCTGTTTCATACCGTCACCCCCTTATGCTACGTCTAACTGGTAAACTGCATCCTCGTGATACAGAACGGGTAAACCCTTATCTTCAACTCGCACGAAGATTCCATCAGGATCGGTTTTCACCCAACGATCAATCTGCTGACCCCATTTTCTGGAAAGTTCATGGGGAGACTTCATCATTTCAGCAATCGGCTCGCCATCCACACTATCGGCCCACATGACAAACTTATCCGTAGGGATAAACTTCTTTGTCATATAAACATAATCCTCAGTAGCCTTATAAGCCGAGGCAAGCGTCCCGGTACAGGTAATGGTCCCTGCATTTGTATCTATGGACGCAATGGTTAAATCTTCTTTTGTGTTTGCCGAAGTATCCAGACAAGTTAAAGTTCCACCCACCTCAAAATCGGTGGTGTTATCAACATACACTGTCGGGGATGCACCAGCGGTCAGGGCAGTGGTTATCCATGCCCGGATCTGATACGCCTCGTCATACAGGTGCATATTCTGGATTCCAACCAAACTGCCAATCACGCTTAACGGGTTCTGGAAAAGATCCCCATCGCCATAAGACGACTTTGACAGAAGGGTCTGGATGGTATCGTCGAAAATCATGTACTTCAAAACTTCCGTAGTGAAGATAGCATGGTTCAAGATCCCCGCATTGGCATTGCTGATCACCAGCTTTGCAGCAAAAATGTCCTGAGCAATGTCTCGTTTGGTCCCATCACTCCACTTGTAATCAACTCCCAGGGAAACCTTGTTGTCATCGGGAATGCCGTAATCCAAGGTAATGTAGACATCATTATAATCCTTATATGTGAAGCCATCATTACAGAGCATCTGGGCAAGCATCCATTCCTCCCTGCGATACGATCTATTACTCAGATTACGTACCTGTTGAGAGAGAGTCCGGGCCGACTTCTGATACTTACGGTCGGTCCCGAGCTGACGAATGTTGTTCAAAAAAGAACTCCCAAAAAAGGTTCTTTCTTTCCAAAATGCCGCGTGAGCAGAGCTTGTTGAACTGCCCGGCACAACAGCATCCGGAGCCGCTGCATCCTCAGCCGCAAACGGGGTTAAACCCCTGCTGCCGATCTGAGATTCCCATTCAATGTCCGCTGACTCGTAATTTACCGCACTAAACATCTTCCTCAGAATCAAATTCGGTGGTTCCATGAATTTGGTAACGAGCTTATTTAGTACCGTTAACTTCAAGGCAGGTATATCACTAATACTAATAGGCATATTTGTTCACCTCCTTTCCTTTCTTACATAACCAGGTATCGCCCGTTCTCAACAGAACCCGAAAGGTCCGTCAGAACATCGGCGTTATAGTTATACAGCGAATCCTTATAAAGCATGGCGTTTTTGATGACCATAACACCCTGCGCTCCCTTGGCGTCCTCGCCCGTCCCAGCATCTACGGTTCCAACCAAAATCCCAACGCCTTTCACAAATGGAGTTGTGGCAAAGCTCTGGATGGTGATCACAGCGCCTTTGGCTATGGTTTGCGATTCAAAAGCATTCGTTACCGTGATTACCCCCATGTGGGTATAAGTTGTTCTGTCAATGGCCGTAATCGCGCCAAGGTCCGTTTCGGTCCCAGCACGATCGCTGTCCCCGCAAACCAGATGATCACCCACGAGAAACTTGTAGCTGTCATTCAACGTAGTGTATCCGGTCGTTCCGGTACTCGGGTCGGACACTAAGAATGCAGCCCCAAACAGATCGGCAATTCCAGCCGCTACGTTCCCAACAGTATCAATGCCAGTGTACGGCACATACTGATCCACTCGACTTGTGCTCTCCGTGATGATCCCCATAACTGCACCAGCTTCTATAATTCCGTAGCCGGCAGGAATGGTTATCGCCCTCGATAAAGCATTGTTGGGGTCACTGTAAAACAGCCGTTTCATATCGGACTGTGAACCTCTCAAAATATATGGTGTATCTCCTTGTGGCATATTACTTCACCTCCTTTTTTCCACCGGACATGACGAATATCTCATCCGCCAAATCTTCATCGGCCTGGTCTTCTTTCTTCAGTTTGGCGCTCTCGCCCTCAACCTCCTTGACCGAAACACCAAAACCAGACGTTTCTGAAGTTATGCCCCTGGATTCCCAATCTTCGATCTCGGCATCGACCGCCTTCCCGAAAGCCTCGGCATCAAGCTGGTCATCTTTGATGAAATCTTCATGACTGACTTGATTCCTCACCTTGTCATTCAGTCGATCCGGAATTGTGCTCTCGCTCAATTTCTCATTCCAGATCTCTTTGGCATCAGACTTCAGCTCCTTTTCCGTGCGGATGGCATCAGACTTCTGAAGCGCGGCAATCTCTTTCTTTGATTCCTTACGCTCATCGCTACGACCATCTCGCTCCTGGGCCAGCTTGTCCTCAAGGTCCGTTTTTTCCTTATCGAACTTATCAGAAAGCTCTTTGGTCACATCATCAGTGGTTTTAGTCACGATTTCGGCCAAAAGCTCAGGGTGTTCCTTGCTTAACTGCTCAAAGTTCATTTCCTTCACCTCCTCGTTAAATTGTTTATCGGCTTGGTCGCTCCGAGCGTTGCTTATGGTTTTAAGACTTATCTCTATCTCATCACTTGCAAAAGCCGCTGATTTTGTGTTGGTGTCATACCCGAATACACAAACCGAAGCCTCTTTGAATGTAGATTTGCGCCAAACAGTCCCTGGTCCCTTCAGAACTATCCCGTTCACTTCCGCTTTTTCACCCTTATTAAGTCTTTCCACAGAAGTAGGGGAAGCATAAATACTGGCCTCAAACGGAAATCCGGATTTTGATAGCTTCCTGAATTCCTTACTTTCCGGAGTATCAACAAATTGAGCACCATTGAATTTAATTGCCCCCATACTGGTATCCGGCTTTTTAGCAAATGCAATCTTTTTAGACGTTTCATGGTTTTCAAGGATAGGATACTGTTTTTTCGGGAAAGACATCCCCGCCAAATCAATTGACAAATTTCCCCAATACCAGTGGTCTTCAATAATCCCCCCGCTATACGCAACCATCTGGAAATCATCCTCGCCGTCTTGATCTTTCACTTGAGCAAACCCTTCGTGATCCATAAAATGAAGAGCCGCTTTCGGCATTTTCGTAACTGTAGTTTCCATTGATTGTTTCTCCTTTTTTTTCATTACTTCCTGCCTTTTCCTGTTTTCCGGGTCGGTTTACAACCCCCGCGCCCACGGTTATTCCTGGTTCCACCACCACTACCGTTTTTCTTTGGAACTCCCTTTGCCATCGTCTTTCACCTTCTTTCTTGCCGGTTCCGCCTGCTGACTCTCCTGGATGCTCTCCGCATCTACTGTCATTGGTAATTCCGGATATTTTCTTTTTTCAGTCTCATACTGAAGTCTCATTTTTGGATAATTTGCATAACCCAATTTTTTAACCAATTCGGATTTCGGGATCCCCGCTGTATCGCTCAGATCACTGTGCTTTACACCAAAAAGGCTCCGCGCCCTGGATTCCATATCGTTGATTTCAGAAGTCGGGAAATTGATGTCGATAATAGCCTCGGGATGTTTCTTGACTTTTTTGAAAATCGGCTCGGATTCGCCGTCACTTTTCCCGGGTTTAAACGCCACAGCCTCTTCGACATTGAAGAATTCCGGAAATGCAGTCACTTGTGACCGTAAGAAAAAAATGCTCCCCCAGAAATCATACCGGAGGAACCGCTCGAAATAGGCAATCTCATCAGAAGTCCGGTCACTCATAGGTCCCCGGGATTCCTTAACAGACGCAAACGTCCCGGTTGACTGCCCTGTAGTTACACCTGATTCTTCATTTAAGCCTGACGTAACCATGGCCATAATATCTGAATCTGAATCGGAGATATTCGGTAGATTCGGGTTTGACGCCTTCATTTCCATGTTTGGCCCCAGCACCATCGTTCCGCCCGGGGTCTTTTTGGCTGCAATGCCTGTCTTTTGCCGATCTGCATCTGACATTTTCAACCACTGGATCCACGATTTCACGTCCGTGAAGTTCACAATCCACACATAGGCTCCCGCGGATTTCTTGTGGTCCAGTTCATACTTTTTAATGTCCTCGTAATACTGTACCCACTCAAGAACCGTCCGGATGTGGCCAATGTTTCGTCTTGTGATATATCCCTGATCCCATGCCACGATGAAACGGTTGAACCCGCCCATTTTCTTGAAAACTTTCTTTCCGGACTTACTATTTTTCAGCGCGGTCGACGAATACGCCTGACTTTGCTTTGCATACTCAAGCCATTCGGGGTATCGAGCGATAAAAATGGACGGGATTTGCTCATCTACGCCGTTCTCATCGTCTTTTATGCAGTAAATAAGGGGAGTTGTGGTTTTAGTGGGATGGAATATAATACCGGATTCTTCTTGACTGGATTCAATGGCGGATGGGTCAATAAAATCAACTTCTATGAAACCCGTGGTATGACAGGTGAGACAAAGAAACAACTCCCCTTCAATTTTTCCCCGGCCAACGTACTTCGGCCAGTAATTATAGAGACGATTTCGAGGATCAAGCTCAATTTCCTCAATAACATCCTGTATTTGCTGAATTTCAGAACTGGTCTCAAAACCAAAACCAGTGAGACGCCCTACAAGACCTTTGGTGGCAGTTGCTACCTGGGGGTTTCGGGTAGCTTTAACAAAGCACTGCTCTTGTAGAACGCTCCTGGTTGTCGCGGAATCATCCTTGTCAGGATAGGCGGAGGATTGTCCGGTGTCAGGATCTCGATAACCCGCTTCGTCCGGATCGTATTGCCACGGGGTACTCATGGACAGCTCCCGGGCAACAACTTCGAGATACTTATCAGGGACATCATTTATAGTAAGTTCTGGTTTCTTTGGTTTTGGCATGGGCTCCATAAAAAAAGCCGAATCAGAGAAAGACGAAGGAGGAATTGAACTAAATTCCGTCTTTTCTCTAAATTCGGCTTTTGAAAAGCTCTGGGACTATTCGGCGTTCGGGACGCTCAACTGCCTATTAAAATCTATTCACACATTTGCAACTCCTGCATTTGACAGAAATTCCCCGCACTAAATATTCCCGCTTTCCTTTGAACAATAAAGCGTTACATTTTCGGCAACGAATCTCAATCTCAGCCATTTAATCTCATTATTTTATATAAGAAAAATTTATGTATAATTATCACCTATCACAAAAACTTATGAGTGTCAAGGAAAAAATGCACAATCACATCTTCCCCACGATAAACGATCCCAGCATATCGTTCACATCACAAGTCTGCGTACCATACAGGTCAGCTCGCATTTTCAACATTAAATCACCGAAACTCCGTACAATGTCCTCTGATTTTGCACCCTCCAGTTGTGACAACTCCCGGAACTCACAGTATCCCTTAACAACACTGTCCGCACCAATCAAGGCTAAGCGCATTCCGATCTTTGCCATTTGTTGCCCCAGGGCCTCTTGCTTCTGTGGGCTTTTGGCAACCTGCCGCTGAATTTTCGGGTCCGTAAAACTGGTGAACAGGCTAATCACATCGAGGTACACGGTTAATTTCTCGTTTGTAAGTGCGTCCCGAGGACGCCCCATCGTCAATTCCGCTTTTTCATTCATTTGAATTCTCCTTTTTGCAATGCCACAATCACGTAGTTCGTCTTTAAATACCGTCACAAAAATCAGCAAGCTCCCCAATTTTATCCCAAAATGTATTATCTAATGCCTTGTCGAGTCTCCATCCCGTTTGTATATGTCCTCGACAGGCCAGCTCAGCCATAACCAATGCCGGATTGTCGGACACTTTCCATGAATTATCCCTTGGATCATAGATTTTCACACCATCCAGTATATAATTAGTTTCTACCATTTCCCCAGCAATCCCCCCGCTTTAAAAAACATCCCAAAACTCTTAGCACCCTTCCGCTCCCGGAAACTGTCCACGCCTAAATTCAACCCAGCGTACACCGCTGACCCCACTGAAAACATGCAATCATCCTGGATTCCGTACTTCTCGGACTTCTCGGGGCTCCCAAACTTACTCTTTGACGCCTCGGGATTATGGTCAAACACACTCGCCTCTTCTTTGAGAATATCATCCTGCTTTTGCCCTCGGACTAAAACAGGCGGGGTCTTAAACCTGCCACTCTTGTACGCCAAATATAATTCCGTGAACATAGTCCTCTGCCGAGCGTATACCGGATAATAGATTATGGGCAAGATATCATTGTCCTCACACCACTGCACGGTATCCACCGCTCCCCAGCGTTCAGTCCCGAACACGTCAATTCCATTATACTCATCTTTTATGGCTGTCAAGACATCCTTCACCACCTCAATCGAATGATCCTCAACGTCTACCAGATGAAGAAGAAAATATAAATACCGCGGGGCGTCCGCATTGTCAGCCGGATACGGATTCGACCGGGAGCCCGCCAATCCCTTCGCTATGGCCGTCACGATTGTCCTGGCCGCTGTCCGGGTCTTCATAGGGTCCGCCCTATCCATCCCCGCCATAATCGCCCAGTCAGTATCGTACATATCTCCGATCTTCTGGAGGTCCTCCACAGACGCCATTGCAGAATTCCCGAAAGCATCAGACAGGGTGTAAATATCGCTCACTGGCCATAACCGCTGATCCCACTCTCCAAATCGATCCTTGTGCTGCTCAAACAATATTGGCGCAACCGTGGGCTCCTCAAATTCCTCCTCCGAATCTTTACCCTGCCGGATAATCTTCTGCTCCTGCTCAACAAGTTTATTTTTAGCAGTGAGGATTTCCATAAGCGCCGGATGAACATTAAGCTGGTGATCAATCCCAAGGAAGTT